CTACATCCCTCCGCACTTGTTCGATATTTGGAAGGCCATAAGATCGATATTCACGGACGAGTGAGCGTACAATGTTAAATTGATTCGCTATATGCGGTTTTTTATTCATAACAGTATTTATTTAAGGATTAAATTAATTGTAGTGTATTCAACAGAAAGCGCGAGTATGATAATTGCAGTAGTAAGCATGGTATTAAGAATCAACGATTATATTTTCAGTGTAATAGGCTTTCATGGCATTCCATTGGTCCTCGTCCCAAGCGTCGAACGCTCTAGCAACCTGCTTGCCATCTACAAATATATAGTCTTCATAAACTTCAATGAATTGGTCCCGAGTGTTATATCCGGTAGCGAGTTTCTTACTTTTAACGATACTCATAAGTCAGTAAGTTTAGTTAGTGTCAATTGCTTACATCAATATAACTTGAATAAGGGTAACTAGTCAATAAATATTGAATAATAATAATGCAATAAAACCTACACTCAGAGACTATAAAAGCAACTTACTGCCAATACCCTGAAATTAATTACAATGAAGTGTTACTAATTGTGCGAAGATTGATACAAAGCCCTGAATTGGCTACCTTATAAAAAAGTAAGAACAATGAATTAACAACGGAATTATGCCTATACATCCAAACAGCCTTAAGAACCTAGAGAAAGGAGGCGGATTTGATGTACATCCCGAGAACATCAACCGAAAAGGAAGGCCTCCTAAACTGACTAAGGATGTACTCAATACCTTACAAGCTAACGGCATTGATCGTGTTGATTCAACACAGATACGACAAACCATAGAGACACTCCTTAACTGCACCAAGAGAGAGCTTGAAACCTACTCCAAAGCCAAGGGACAACCTTTTGTGGTGAATGTACTAGCCCAACACTTACTTAATGCTAAGGATGATACCACCTTTTTCAATAGCTTACTAGACAGAGCACAAGGCAAGGCTACCGAACGCAAAGAGATAACACACACCACCGCACCTCAAAGCCTAAGTGAGCTATACAACGCAGAGGAAGCCGAAGTGGTAGATGAGGACTAAACAGCCCATTTAACCTGCCTTTGAAATAGGGTTGTCCCCTTAAGAAAATCCGATTCTGGGATACTAACCAACTAGTACTATATACCCGCGACTTTACATAATACTAATTATACGACACCCAAAATGCCCTTCATTTGCTTTAAACAGTGCTTAACTAATTTAAGTGCCATTATTACATACATATTATCAAGATAGTAGCAGCACCGCCTTAATAAGTAAGGTATAACACACTTCCATATCCTGTACCTAAGCGCCTATCTATTTATAGCCTACTCTTGATACCTTTCTGCTATTATCTATCCTTACAGGTGCAACTCCTGCCCTCACATCAAGCATAAGGGGGGGGGTAGCTCCGGCACATTCAACCAGGGCGAAGGTCTTGTATCACCACAAAACCAATCAATCCGGATTTTGACCCAAACCGATTCTCGAAATTGGAAAATTTTCAGGTTTTGGCCTATATCTATCATATTTGGGGGTATAGTTAACCTAAATTAAGTATACAGCCTATATGGCATAAATAAGTAAGGGGCAGTGCAGATGGTCTAAAGTGGGAATAGAGATTGTGGATAGCGATTTGTCGCGGGAGGTATACTATTTTATCGTATTGAATAGATTAAGGCAGTTCTAGGAATATGGCTAATGTTATTAGGTAGGTATTATACTTGATTAGTAACACCGTAACACGTATATTGGGGTTGAACATTAATTAATCGTCCGGGCGGTTAGCATCTGGGTAGTGTAATTGTGCACGTGGGAGGCCTTAATTGTCTGATCCTCAGGTGGTGGGTTTGATTCCTGCCCCCAGATGTTTTTTATTAATATAATTGACATGGAACAAGTAATTAATACAGAGCGAGCCCCAATTAAGTTATGGTTAAATGATATAGAAGAGGGGGCGTTAGAACAGGCCAAAAACTTAGCCAACTTACCTTTCATTCATAAATGGGTTTCTATCATGCCAGATTCTCATCAAGGATATGGTATGCCTATTGGTGGAGTCCTTCCAGCTAAGAAAGCTATTATTCCTAATGCTGTTGGTGTTGATATTGGTTGTGGTATGTGTTCACTAAGAACAGATTTACAGGATATAAGCCAGGATAAACTGAAAGAAATAATGTCATTAACACGAGCGTCTGTTCCTATTGGATTTAGTCACCAATCAAAAGAGCAAGAAGAGAAATGGATGCCTGAAATAAAAAATAATGTACCTATTGTAAAAAAGGAATATGACAAAGCACGTTATCAAGTTGGCACGTTGGGAGGCGGGAATCATTTTATAGAGATTCAGAAAGGTTCCGATGGGTATGTCTGGATAATGATACATTCTGGGTCACGAAATATCGGATATACTGTTGCTCAACACTATACAGATTTAGCAAAAGAACATTGTCAGAAATGGTTTAGTCAAGTTCCTGAAGATTTATCGTTTTTCCCATTAGGCACGGAGTTGTTCACGCGATATAAAAACGAGATGGATTACTGCATTGAGTTTGCATTAATGAATAGAAAGTTGATGATGGAGCGTGTTAAACAAGCGTTCTCTGAAATAATAGATGTTAGCTTTGATCACTTTATTAATAAGCCTCACAACTTTGCAGATTGGGAGCATCACTATAACGAAAATGTTATTCTGCATAGAAAAGGTGCTACAAGGGCACGAAAAAATGAATGGGGTATGATTCCTGGCTCACAAGGCACAAGTTCATATATCGTAAAAGGCAAGGGGAATAAAGAATCTTTTGACTCTTGTTCGCATGGGGCTGGTCGTGTCATGAGTCGCACAAAGGCACGTAAAACATTATCGGTAAAAGAGGAAACGGAACGGTTAAACGAGATGGGCGTTATTCATGCTATACGATCTAAAGATGATTTAGACGAAGCGCCAAGCTCTTATAAAAATATTGATGATGTTATGGCAAACCAAGCAGATTTGGTTGATATAGAAATAGAACTACAACCATTAGCAGTAATTAAAGGATAAACCGCTGGGAGCAATGCAGAGGCTGTACTCGCTACTTTTGGAAAGTAGATATTCCGTTGGTTCGAATCCAACCTCCCAGACAAATATTTAAAACCATCGTTATGAAATACCCAGCATACATACCCTTCAAGACGACCAAAGAGCAAGGCGAATTTTTAGATACCGTGGAGAACCGGAGCGCCTATATTCGTGAGGCGATCGAAGAGAAGCGATCTATTGATACATACCTTTCAGATAGGACAACTACTGCGAGCGATGCAAAAGAAGCATTCAATAAAATATTTGAAAGGCTTGACGGCAAGAGGCAGGTGCAATGAAAGAAAAGGCCATAAAGAAGATTGATGAGCTAAAAAATAAAATTGAAAATAATAAGATTACTGTCGATTCTATTAATGAACATTCGTCTGATAAAAATAGTGGATCTATAAAGATTAGCTATTCAGAAAATGGCGATAATGATAGAACAATAGGATTTAATAACGATCAATGAATGACATCATCCATGTTACCGACCATGCGAAAAAACGTGCCTTACAACGATTCTACATGACACCCGAACGGCTCTCTGAATTTGCTTATAAAGCCTTTACCGAAGGCTACTCCTATAATGATGCCCCAAGCAAGGAGATAAAACGATATTTGAAAGGAAGGATAGAGTATGATAGAAACCTATACGTATATAGCGGATATGTCTTTGTATTTGAAGTGGACAAAAGAATAAGATTAATAACGGCATTCCGGATGCCTAAATATTATCTAAATACGATTTAACATTAGTATTTGTTATATTTAAGGTATGCCCACAGCTAATCCTCATTTAAAAGACTTCTGGCGACAACGAACGGTTAACGGCGAACCTGTACGTTTTCGTGTGCTATGGGGAGGCCGTGACGGGACCAAGAGTTCAGAAGCAGCTTTGCGTAGTGCGTGGCTGGCAAGTAAAGGGAAAATACGTATCCTGTGCGCGCGTATGTTTCAGAGTAACATTGAGGACAGCGTTTATTCTACGATCAAGAGCCAATGCGATCGGTTTGGCCTAACACAGCAATTTGATTTTCAGACGGCGCGTATCTTTTCCAAGACAGGCAGTAAGTTTTTCTTCTATGGCATGAAACGAAGCTATGAAGAAATTAAGTCCACCGATGATGTAGATATACTGTGGATGGAACAGCCCGAATACCTGACCAAGGATATGTGGCTTGAGATTGAGCCGACCATACGGAACGAGCACTCCGAGATATGGCTCACCTTTAACCCGAGGTATCGTTCGGATTTCGTGTGGAAACGTTTTGTTGAGAACCCTCCGAAAGATGCGTTGGTGCGCAAGATCAACTATACTGAAAATCCGTTTTTGTCTGAGGCATCCAAAAAGACGATCGCCCGTATGAAACGGGAATCCTATGAGGATTTTGAGCACGTCTATTTAGGAAAACCCTTAGAGGACGACGAAGATGTTATCATCAAACGTAAATGGATTGAAGAAGCTATAGGCGCGGCTGAGAAGTTGCCTGTTGACGACAGTGGCGTGCGAAGGGTAGGTTTTGACCCTGCCGGCGGTGGTAAGAGCGATAAGACCGGACTGAACGCTACCGCATTGCGTTGTGGCGTAGTTCTTACCGACCTTGACGAATGGGACGCTGCCGAGGACGAGATCTTCAAATCTACCCGGCGTTGTTACCAGACCGCCCTTAGTAATAATGCCGATGTCGTATTCGATACGATAGGTGTAGGGGCCTCTGTCGGAGAGAAGATTTCCGAGCTTAACAGTGACCATGTAAAAAGCGTAGAACACAGTGCCTTTCAAGCCAGCGGAAGCGTAGCCAATCCTAAAAGAGAGTATCGCACCGGGGTGTTGAATCAAGATCAGTTTGCCAACCTGAAAGCCCAAAGCTGGTGGTTGCTTGCAGACCGCTTTAGAAATACGTATAATTACATAACCAAAGGGGAACGTTCGGATAACATCATTTGCATAGATAAAGACTGTAATCATTTAGACCGTCTCATCACAGAACTATCAACGCCCAAACGAGACTATACGCAAGGGGGTAAGCTCAAGGTGCAGTCTAAGAACGAACTTGACCGCTCGCCCAACCTTGCTGATGCTGTAGTGATGGCGTTTGCTCCTGAAAATAGAAAACGAATAGCGAGGATGTGGTAAATGGACTTATTTGGAAAGAAACGACAACAAGAATTTGAGAAAAAGACCTTCCAGGCGCTATCAACCCTTTCGGAGCGGATGAAGCTTTCGCGTGTGGTGGGCGATGATAATAACCGTGATCTTGACGATGCCCTTAACTATCCTTCCGAAGTAACCCCCCAGATGCTACGTAACCTGTGGAAACGTCATGCGTTTGCCCGTGCGGTCATTGAAAAACCTGTAACAGATACATGGAAAGGTGGGCTATCGGTAAAAGGCATTGAAGGTTTTGGCGTCCTTGCCAAAAAGACCAGCCTTATCCCAAAACTAAAGCGCCTTGACCGCCTCTCGCAATTTGGGGAATATGCGATTCTTCTGTTGGGCTTTGATGATGGGCAGTGGGGCACACAAGTATCAGGTGGAGCAAGCTTGAAATATGTTCGCCCTGTTGGAAGGTCTAATCTTGATATAAGCAAATACGAGACCGATAAGACCGACCCGCGCTATGGGCTGCCCCGTATTTATGATGTGGAAATGGAATTTGAGAACAGCACCGATACCCTAAGCGTCCATTACAGTCGTGTGATCCATGTGGCGTTTGACCGCCTTGATAACGAGACCGAAGGCCACCCTAAGATGACGACTGCTTATAACAGGTTAGTGGATCTGCAAAAAGTATTGGGGGGTAGTGCAGAGATTTACTGGCGTAACGCCCGCCCCGGCTATTACGGAAAGTCCTCAGATGGCTTTGATTTAGGAGAAGGCACGAGAGAAGATTTTAAAGAGCAATTAGATGAATACGAAAACAACCTACGGCGATTTCTGCTTGGAGAGGGGATAGAGCTTGAATCCTTAGAACAGCCTATTGCTGACCCTCATGGCCATGTACGAGTGCAGCTTGAAGCGTTGGCCTCTCTGTACGATATTCCTATTCGCATCCTTATTGGAAGCGAGCAAGGAGAGCTGGCAAGCTCGCAGGACAAACGCCGTTGGAACGAGATCATCGACGCGC